AAAGGACCCGAACCCGTGAGCACCTCAGACAACCCACAGGGACGGAACGAACGGGAATGGAAGTGTGATGTCTGCGGCGCAGGTTTCGTGATGGACTCGCTCGGGGGCTTCAAGCCGAACCCCGCGCTCCACATCATGGACGAGCATCCCGGCATGGGTGCTATCAGCTTCTCGCCCGCCCGGGTGGAGGCCGAAGGCCGGAGCCTTTCTCCCGTTGTTTCGGGGTCTTCGGGTTCATGGGAAGAAGCGGTAGCCGCGCGAGCTTTCGAAAGCGACTTCATCCTGAGCCATCCGGCGGGTCGAGACGAGGACGGCCGCAGCTTGGCGAAGGTCTTGGCTCGCCTCGGATGGCCCGCCGACTCCAACCTCGCCCTACGTCGCCTTGAGCGGAAGCTGGAAGCCGCGCTCGAAATGCTGGAGGGTCGTGCTGCTTGGCCCGAGAAGGGGAACTGATGGGTGTCGGGCGACAGGAAGGCTGGCTACTGCGGATCTTCGGCGCGCACGTCAAGCAGGGATTCGGCCACGTTGCGTATCAGGTTGGCTCGTCGCTGATCGAGAAGCGCGGGTTCCGTGACGTGGACGTGCGGCTGATCCTGCCCGACGACGAGTACGAGTCGTTCTTCGGCGACCCGCTCACGCCCGCCCATCAGGCGCCGAAGGTGATGATGTGGGACCTGGCTTGGACGATGCTCGGCCGCAAGCTGACCAAGCTCCCGATTGACTTCCAGTTCCAGCAGCAGACGCTCGCCAACGAGAACTTCCCCGGCGTGCGCTCGGCCCTGATCCTCCTGTCCTCGGAGATGCCCGTCGTGGGTGCTGCTTGGCCCGAGGGAGAGAAGGATGGCTGAGACGGCCTACACGCGATTTCGGGATGACGGATGGCCGCTATGCCCCGGCTGCGGTGAGGATGAGTTGTGGAGCAATGCGATCCCGGCGACGATCGAGATGATCGTCTCGTGTTTGCGTTGCAACTGGCGTCCGTTGCCAGTCGCGTCCCCCTCTGGCGACACCGACAAAGGGGACCGGGGAAACCCCTATCTCCACATCACGGAAGATCGCCACCAGCAGGCGCTCTATCGGCTCGCTGCGGTCGGTCAGTACCTCTACGACACGATGAACGGCAACGCGGAGTCCGACCGTGATCGCCCCGACCCGCTCCCGGCGCTGGCGATGGAACAGGTCCGCGAAGCCCAGCGCCTCATCGACTTGGCGATCAAGTACGGCCAGCGCACCCGTCGTGAGTGTCTGGGTGGGCATCTCGTTTTGGTTGAACGTCCGGCTGCTTGGCCCGAGGGAGACGACCCGCGGTTCACGCTCGATGAGATTCGGCGCGCTCTGCATGCTGACCATTACGGCGAGGGGCGTGACGATCCCGACGACCCGGCGGCCGAGTTCGACCATCGGCGGGCCGAGGAGCAGTTCAAGCGGCTACACGACTGGCTCATCTACTGCCGCGCGAATCCCGACGCTTTCCGCGTGCCCGAGCGATGAGCGCGCTGCGGCGAGTCGCGGACGAAATCCGTGCTCGCGGGAAGATCACCGGGGACGACGCGCTCGCGCTGACGTTGCTTGACGCGCTGGATGAGCGTGAGCGGTATCGAGAGGCGGCTGCGATATGGGAGGCGGAGGCCGCGCGTTGGCAGTCGGCGTTTCTGGAGTGCGCCGAGGCGCGTCAGCGACTTATCGACGCGGCCCCCGAGGGAGAGGGGCTAGCGGCGGCGCCGGATGACACCCGTGGATGAAGCCCGAAGCACCAGCGCCAGGGGAGCCGGCGCGGGCCGCTCGTCGGGGTGCGCTCCCGCCGGCGTCGCCTGCTAGATGGTGTAGGTCTGGACGGTGAGCGTGCCCGAGGCGAGGTCCGACACGCCGCCGGTCTTGTTGAAGTAGGTCACGGTCACGGTGTCATCGGCCGTGACGGTCGCGGCGAGGATGCCGCCGGCGGGGATCGAGGTCGTGAACCCAGCTCGGGCGATGTCTCCGACGCGCGCTCCGGTGACGGTCACGGTCGTCGAGGTCATGGCCGCGTCGGCGGTCGACGCGGGATCCCACGTCTTCGAGCCGGTGCGCACGACTCCGCCGACGGCGGGCTCGGACGTGAACCCGAGGTGATGCCAAACGCCTGCGCCGATGTCAGCGCCGGCGATGTAGTCGACGGAGTAGGGCAGGCCGTTGAAGGTCAGCGACCCGTTCGCGGCGACGACGGCGGTGGTCACGGCGGCGAGCGGCGGTGCCTTCGAGACATCGGGCCAGCCCGACTCGAGGTAGGCGCCGACGGTCGTTCCGACGGGAAACTGCTCTGAGACTTGCGCGAGGACGGTAGCCATGCGCGCATTGTGGACGGGCGCGCGGACGGGTACGCTGCGCGCGGGGACTTCCACCTCCCCCGCTCTTGAGCAGAGCAGGCGTGACGCCACCGCAAGGTGGCGTTCGTCTGTCCGGGGTCTCAGCCACCCTGCGGCGCATGGCAGACGTGACCGGAGCGAGAGGCACGGCGAACGTCGGAGCGGCGCCGGAGACCGGGATGCGCGCGGCGATGGCCAAGCGCACCCCGCTCGCCCAGCCGCCGAACCTGCGTCGCGGCACCAACGGGCAGGCGTGCGCCCTGTGCGTGAACTACCGCGCGTCGTCGGTCGCGGCCGGCCGCTGCGCGAAGTACGGTGGGACGCCGGTGCGACCCACTCAGGTCTGCGATTCCTTCGAGGCAAAGGGAAGGTGACGGAGATGGCAGCCAAGACCGAGCTCCCCCCCGGGAAGCTCACCGAGGAGGAGGTCCGCGAGCGGCTCGCGGCCACGACTCCTGACCAGGCGCCGCCGGAGGCGATCGTCGAAGGCGCGCGTTCGACCGCGACACGCAAGCACGGCCAGCTCGGCGCCCCGTTCGCGCTCGCCGGCGTCGGCCATCCCGCCGACACCCCCGAGGCCGAGCCCTACCCGCGGCTCGAGGACTTGGAGAAGGGAACGCCCGTGAAGTCGGCGACCTTGACGGGGGAGGTTCACCCCGTCGATGACCTGCTCCTCGAGGGCGGCGATGGGGTCCCCCAGCAGTCCGAGTCCGAGGGTGAGCAGGCGTCCGTGACCGAGCTCGGCGTCGCCGCGCCGATTCCCGAGGAGCCGGAGTATCCGCCGCCGTCGTGCCTCGAGATTCAGGCGCTGGCGCGCGAGCGCGAGCTCGAGGCGAACCCGCACATGCGTCCCGACGAGCCCGTGGAGGAGCCGAAGCCCAAGCGGGCTGCGAAGAAGAAGTGACCGCCGCGACGCTCCCGGCGGACGTGTGGGAGCGGGTCCGCGATGACACGCCGTTTTACGTCGAGAACCTCGCTCACATCGTCGACAAGCACGCGGCGTTGATCGTTCCCACCATGCGCCCGTCGCAGCGCAAGGTCGAAGCGGCGCTCGCTGAGCAGCAGGAGCTCGGGCTGCCGATGCGCGCGATCGTGCTCAAGTCACGCAAGACGGGGGTGTCGACCTACATCGACCTGAAATGCGTCCAACGCTGCACGACGCGCCCGAACCAGCGCGCGTTGATCGTCGCGCAGGACAACGACACCGCCGGCGAGCTGTTCGACATCGCGCACACCGCCTACGTCAACCTCCCGGGCGACTACGACGTGCGGATCAAGCCGAAGCTCGCCGCGCGCAACTCCAACCGCGGCGGGAAGCTGCTGCATTGGGGCACCCGGCAGCTCGGCGCGCTGCTCGAGGGCGACGTGGGCGTCAACTCGACGCTGAAGATCGACACCGCCGACGTGGTGGACGCCGGCCGCGGCAAGACGATCACCTTCCTGCATTGCTCCGAGGTCGCGTTCTGGCGCGATCCGCGCAAGGCGCTGGCGCTCCTCAACGCGGTCCCCGACGAGCCCGAGACCTGCGTCGTGCTCGAGTCGACCGCCAACGGGCACAACTTCTTCAAGGGCCGCTGGGATCGCGCGCTGCGCGGCGAGGGCCACTTCGCGCCGGTGTTCATCGGCTGGCTCGAGGATCCCGACTGCCGGCGCGCGTTCCCCGACGCCGAGACCCGCGCGACGTTCGAGGATCGCATCGGTACGGGCTCGTTTGGGGAAGACGAGCCCGACCTGATCGCCCGCGGCGCCACGTCTGAGCAGCTCTACTGGCGCCGCGGCGCGATCGTCGACAAGTGCGAGGGCAAGGTCGAGCTGTTCAAGCAGGAGTACCCCTCCACGCCCGAGGAGGCGTTCATCGCGTCGGGCAAGCATCGGTTCTCGATCGTCTACATCTCCCGCGCGCTCGAGGCGACCGCCGTCACCGACCCGAAGGCCGACATCGGGCTGCTCACCGTCGGCGTCGAACGCATCCGCGAGGTCGGCGTCGAACGCATCGCCGTCCCCGAGTCGGCGGTCTGGGTTCCCAAGCAGGCAACCGGCTTCGCCGCGACCCACGACTTCTGGCGCGTCTGGGAGCACCCCGTCAAGCGGGAGGTGGAGCTCGACCGCGCCGCCGACGAGGAGGGCTACGAGCCGCGTCAGGACGGCCAGTACGTCGTCGCGCTCGACCCCGCCGGCGGCGAGGAGAACACCACCGGCGAGGGCGCCTGGTCGGCGATTCAGGTCATCGACCACCGCACCCGTGAGCAGGTCGCGTCGTATCGCTCGCGCAAGGACTCCGACGAGATGGCCTTGGAGGCGCTGCTCGTCGCCATCTACTACAACCGCGCCTGGTTGGCGGTGGAGGCGACCGGCGGCTGGGCGTCGCACATGCTCAAGCTGCTCTACCGCCGCTGGGCCTACGGCAAGATTTACCGGCGCATCTCCGCCGACGATCCGCGCGACCGTCCGCGCGAGGTTCCGGGCTGGTCGACGGACCGCAAGACGAAACCGTGGATGGAGGAGAACTTCGCCGAGCTGCTGCGCGAAGGCACCCACGGGCTGCGCTGCCGGCAGACCGCGCTCGAGCTCACGACCTACATCCGCGACGAGCGATCCGGCGCCGGCCGGCCCGATGACGAGGCATTCTCGGACCTGCTCATGGCCTACATGATCGCCCAGCTCGTCGCCAACCTGAAGCGCGTCGTCCCCGTCGATTCCAAGCCCCACTCCTACGTCGGCGCCGCGTCGCGGACGCCCGCATCATGGGTGACAGGCCGCGCTCGCTGATCGTCGTCCGCGACCCGTCGCGGCACCGCGATGAGACCCGTGCCATCTGCCGCATCTGCAAGGCGGTCTACTGGCTCCCCGGCGAGCAACGCGCGTTCGATCGTCACGTCGTCGACTGCTTCGACCGCAACGAGCAGGAGGTCCGCGACCGCTCGCTGCGGATCAAGAACCCGCTGCTGTTCGACCCGCTCGGCGAAGGCGGCGACGACCTGGCTCAGTGGATGCGCCGCAACCGCCAAGCGGTGCTCGACGGCAAGCTGAAGCCCTGAGCGTCCGCGAGCGGGGCGAACATGCCCGCTATGGCGACCACGGGAGGCAGCAGGATGACCGAGCACGAGCTACTCGTCCGGGCGCGCAACCTGCTCGCGCGCCCGAAAGGCTGGCGCCAGGGCAGCAACGGGCGCCCGCCCGGCCCGGTGTGCTTCGAGGGCGCGCTGCTCGCCGCCGCCGGCGTCGGGGAGGGATCGTCCTACGCGGCGCTGATCGCAGCGCAAGAGGTGGTCTACCGCGTCCTGCGGCTCCGGCCCTACTGCCTCGCGGACTGGAACGACGAGCGCAAGCGCACCCAGGCCGAGGTCGTGGCAGCCTGCGACCGGGCGATCGCGCTGACGGCGCCCGAGCCGGACGTGTCATTCATCGAGCAGGAGGTCTTCGCGTGACCGAGGGCAGACGACGGAGCGGCCGGCCGGACCGGCGCTACATCATCGACGACGGCGTGGAGGTGCTGCAGGGACCCGCCGGCCCGGCGATCATCGGCGAGCTCGACCGCAACGCGGTCCTGCGCGCGCTCGAGGACGTAGAGGCGATCGGCCACCGCGAGGGCGGCGCGTTCGTCATCACCCCGATCCGCATGAAGATCAACCTCGAGGGCGACCCCTACGGCCGCGACGAGCTCTACGTCACGACCGGATGGAGCATCACGCACACCTACGCGCCGAACGTCGAGCTCACCACCGCGGTCGGGCAATACACCGAGGACGAGCTCCTCGAGGCCGCCGCCGCCGAGGCCGAGGCTGGGGCCGAGCCGGCGCAGGAGCCCGCCGAGTGAGCATCATCGACCGCGACGAGGACCGGACGCTCGCGGAGTTCATCCGTGAGCGATGGCAACTCGCCGAGGACACCGAACACCGCTCGCACCGCCAGAAGTGGGAGCACCTCGATCACCTCTACCACTCCGCGAGCCGATGGCACGCGGCGCTCAACGGCGCGTCCGCCCGCGACGCCGATGAGGTCCACGCCGCCGGGCAGGAGACCTTCGGCCCGGAGCTGTTCATCCCCTACTCGTTCACCGTCGTCGAGACCATCCTGCCGCGCATGGTCTCCAACCGGCCGAAGATCCTCGTCCTCCCGCGCGATGAGGTAGCGGTCCCCAACGTCGACAACATGCGCCGCACCATCGACGCGCAGCAGGATCAGATCGACTACGAAATCACGCTGCAGAGCTCGATCAAGTCGGCGCTCGAGTACGGGCTCGGGTCCGAGAAGACCGCGTGGCGCCTGACGCCGCACCAGGGCGACTCGTTCCAGCTCGCGCCGCCGTCGGGGACGCAGAAGGGCACCGCCTGGGTGCCCGAGAAGATCGAGAACCCGGGGCCGGCGTTCGATGACAACGACGTGGAAGACGTGGACATCTGGAATCTGCGCTGGGACCCGCTCGGCGATTCGATGAAGACGATCCGCTACCTGATCCATACGACGTGGCGCGACACCAACTACGTGCTCGGGATGGTCAAGTCGGGGTCGTGGCCGCTGCAGCCGAACCTCGAGGCGGCCGACATCGACGGCAAGGGCATGAGCGAGAACTTCACCTCGGCGTGGTCAGGCCGGATGAAGGCGCGCGGCTACGAGAACTTCGCGCCGGCGGGCAAGGACATCCACGAGGTCTGGGAGTACCACGACGGCACCGAGGTCTGCACGGTCCTCAACCGCGACCTGATCGTCAAGCGGCAGGGAAACGGCGCCTGGCACGGCGAGATTCCGTTCGACATCTTCCGCCCGACCGAGGAGCTCCACCGCTTCGCGGGAATCGGCGAAATCGAGCCGATCGAGTCGCTGCAGCAGGAGATGAACACCCTGCGCTCGCAGCGCCGCTTCAACGCGATGCTCAAGCTCGCGCAGGTGTTCGCCTACGACTCGGGCGTGGTCGACCCGGGGAACATCGTCTTCGCGCCCGGGATGCTCGTCGGCGTCCCCGGCAACCCCCAGGACCTGATCCAGCCGCTGCAGGTCGGAGACATCCCCTACTCGGGCTTCCGCGAGGAGGAGCGACTCGAGTCGAACATCGACCGCACGACCGGCATCTCAGACACGGTGCAGGGCGTCGGCGCCGCCGGGCAGACCGCGACCGGCGTCCAGCTCGTCCAGGCCGCCGCGAACGTCCGCATCCAGTCGAAGACCCACCGCGCCGAAATCGAGCTGATGAAGGGCGTCGGTCGCAAGATGCTGCGCAACAACCAGCAGCACATCCGCGGCGACCGGGTGATGCTCGAGCCCGTCGCGCCGGCGCCCCACGCGCCCGAGCGGCGCTACCAGTGGTTCAAGACCGGGCCGGCCGAGCTCGCCGGCGAGATGTATTGCGCGATCGACGGCGGCGCGACGCAGCCGCGCTCCGAGGCGCAGGACCGCCAGGATGCGCAATTCCTCACCCCGCTCGTCCAGCAGGGCATGATCGACCCGCAGAAGGGCACCGTGCTGATCCTCCGCAAGCTCGGGATCCCCGACCCCCAGCACTACCTCCCGCCCGATCAGACCGTCCCGCCGGAGACCCTCGACATCCTCATGGCCGAGCTGCAGCAGCTCCTCCCCGGCCAGCCGCCGGAGATGATCCGCGCGCTGATCGGCGACGCGCTGCAGCAGGCGACGGCGCTGCGCGAGCAGCAGAACGCCGGTCGTGTCCCGGGCGGTCCGCCGGGCGGCGCGGCGAACCCGCAGGGCGCGCAGCAGCAGCTCCCGCAGGGCGGCTAACCGTCCGCACGCGGCCGTAGCGTCCGGCCCGTGAGCTACCGCGTCCTCCCGCCGAGCGCGATCGAGAACGTCAACGACGACAACTTCCGCAACGGCATCGGGCGCGGCGTGGCGACGACGATCAACTTCGTGGAGGGCTCCGTCGGCGACGTGAAGGCCGACATCATCGTCTTCGACCAAGACACGCTGCTCGACGAGTTCTACCGG